TGATAATAATTGGATTGAAGATGTAGATTATCATAAAATAACATATGATAATTGGATTTATCGAGGGAAGGGTAAAGGAGATACCGTAGAAAAAATTCTGAATGAAGAAGAACCCAAGAAAACTTGTTACTTTCTGACCAAAGATTTCATGCAAAGGAATAATATGGGTGAAATGGGTATCATTCCAAATGTTTTGAATCTTGTTCTTTCTGCTCGAAAAAATACTCGTAAAATATTGAAAAATGAAACAAATGAAGTAAAAAGGAAAAATCTAGATGGTTTGCAACTTGCTTACAAAGTAACAGCTAATTCTGTTTATGGTCAACTAGGTGCCAAAACTAGTCCATTTTTCAAGATGGCAATTGCCGCCTGTACAACAGCAATTGGTCGTGAAAGAATCGAAGTAGCATCCGATGGTGTTAAATTATGGGCTAAAGCCAACGGAAAAGAAGAACCCGATGTTATTTATGGTGATACAGATTCTGTATTTGTAAAATTCAAAATACCAGTTGATCCAAATACGGGTGAAAAATTAAAAGATAAAGAAGCTTTACAATACTGTATTGATTGCGGAATAAAAGCGGGAGATTTTATAACTAAAGGAGAAACAATTAATGGGAAAGAGTATAAACCATTGCTTTCGAAACCCCAAGATTTAGAATATGAAAAAACATTCTGGCCATTTATTCTTATCTCTAAGAAAAGATATACCGGAGATAAATATGAATTCAATACAATTGATTGCAAAAGAACAGCAATGGGGATTGTTCTAAAAAGAAGAGATAACGCTCCAATTGTGAAACATGTATTTGGAAATGTTATTGAAAAAATTATGATTGATAAAGATTTCGATTTAGCTCTAAATTGGTTGAAACAAACTTTGAAAGATATTCGTGATGGTAAATTTAATATTCGATACTTTGTAATCAGTAAATCATTAAGAGGATACTATAAAAATCCACAACAAATTGCCCATAAAGTTCTAGCAGATCGAATGGCTAAAAGAGATCCAGGAAATAAACCAAAAGCAAATGATCGTATCCCGTATGTGTATTATAAACTACCAGAATCAATGTTATATGATTATAGTAATCCATATAAAAGTGGACCTCGAAAAGGTCAACCTAGACTCAAAAATGTCATGCAGGGTGATAGAATTGAACATATTGATTATATACAATCTCAAAAGTTGGAAATTGATTACGAATTTTATATCACAAATCAGATTATGAATCCAGTAAAGCAAGTATTAGATCTTCGATTAGATCCAACAACAACTGAAGAAATATTCAAAAATTAATCTATCTATTAATATAATGGTAAAAAATGATAAATCTCTTACATTATTTTTTATTTTGGCTTTGAATATATTGATCCAGACATTGCTTGTTCAGCTTTCATACAATCAGATATGGCCCAAATTAGTCTATAATACAGGGCTTCATCAGAAACATTTCAGAGAATTAAATTTCTATGAAGCATTATTGGTTGTCATATTATTTAAGATGTAAATCTATTAATACATGCGAAAAATTTTTTTTTGATTAGAAATTTGATTTCTTTATTTCATTGATTCTCAACAACTAAGAAAATGAGTTCCTACCTGACAGTGACTATTCGTGGAGAGAACTACCAGATCGAGAAGTCTAGCGAACCAAGGAAGATTGGTCCCGGAGAGTGGTGGATTGATAAGGAGACATTTGTTTCTCCGGGATCAAATTCGGAACAGTGTATTGGGGGGGTCACAGTCGAAGAAGCAATGCGTATCAGGGACTTGAATCGGTCTCTCAAGCGCGCAAGGGTGGCAACAGGCGAATGTGTAGAGTATGATGACGATGGCCAGAAGTTGATATGGTGTAAGGAGACAAATTATCTCTATCAGCCATTAGAACAGGGCGAAGAGCCCCCGAAGAACAGTATAACTGGAGAAATTTGCGAATATTATTCGAAGAAGTTGAATGCGATATGTATGGGGAAGATGGTCTTCGATAAAGACCAATGGGTCCCCGAAGATAAGGCAAGTTGGAATCTGAGTGACCGTTGCTGCGTCGAAAACTTTTCTTGGACCGACTATGATGAATCAGTGGAGAGTTCCGATGAAGAATGAACAAATATCTAGCACTTAGATTAGATAGTTAATTTTTTATGAATCATTATTAATTTAAGATATAATCTATTAATACACGAAAAAAATTATTTTGATGAGAAATTTGATTTCTTTTTTAAAGTGATTCTCAACAACTGAAAATACTTTGGTGGTGAGAACATACAGGAGCTTTATCTCTTTTACACTTGTTTAATGCCCCACTATACTGTTGCGCCGACCCCTTGGGAGAGGGACTGGGTCTCTGATAGAGAGGAGGCTCTGGGGCGAGGAGAGGTAGGAGAAGGTGCGTTGGCGGAAGCACCAAGCAAGCCAAGCAAGCCAAGCAAGCCAATAAAGAAGTGGTGGGAAGATACGCAGTTCGATCCCATGAAGACTTATCCCAGGGGGATCCTTCAAGAGATTCTCCTTCTAGTGAATAGTCTGAGTTTCTCTGTGAAATTCTTCCCATCATGCGACGCTGTTGGTTTCGCCATCAGGCATCGTTACTGCGAAGGACCCGGACATGGTGAAATAGAAATGTGCGACCGCGAAGAAGCCAAGGATAGCTGGAGTCTTGATGAAGTTTCGAGTGGGCAGAATGGAGATATGGACAAAGACATCGAGAAGATCAAAGAAATTCTGGAGTGGCAAGAGGAGGATATTAGGAAGATGGAGATCGACGCCAATGAGTTAATCATTTGTCTTCCAGAAAACGAAGAAATGGATGAATGGCTCAATATTCATACCTTCACCGAAGAGGAAGAAAAATTCTTTGAAAACGAGATCACTAGCATGAATCTCCATCATCTGCGGGCATCTGCTGGTCCACCAACCGGAGAATACTACATGAATGTATTGTACGACTCGAAGACCGGTCTTCCAGATAAGGACAAACAAGGTGCGTGTTGGAGATATGAGGAATGGTGTCCCGTAATGGGTCGCTTAGATCTGATGAGGATTCCCGAGAATTATGGTTCCTTTTCTACTTTCAATCCCAATTATCGTCCATTTGGAATTCAGTGGCCACAAGATATTCGAGAAAAGACTGAAGATGAATGTGGGGAAAGAAGGTTCAGTGGACTTCAGAGTTGTGGACGATGGATGGAATTTACGATGGATAATGAGGGGCGATTTGTGGCGAATGGTGTTGTGAAAAAGATTATGCCATTCCGCATAAATGTCCCAGATTGGGGATGTCTTGTAGAGACAGATTATGGAAATTGTATCGTCCCAGAACACTTGGTCACAAAAAATAACCTTACAGTAGGAAAAAGGGTGAAAATCCTCTGTAAAGACAATGATATACCTAAAGGTTCACAGGCTCCAATCCGGTGTTCCAAAGTAATCACGAGTGGCCCAGAGGCACATAAAGATTTCGCACCTTGTGGTTGGTATTGAAGAAATAGATAGGATAGGATAGATTTTTTATGGAAATTTGATTATTTTAAATTATTTTAAATTAAAATGAATCTTGAATTTATTGGAGACTTAATTATATTACTTACAAATCTTCTAGCTTTCATTCTTATACTATTTGGAGTTAAGGATGTCTCAGTCAACTGAATACAAATGTGTCCTGAAGAGAGATGATGGTCAAATTGTCACTCTACCCGATACGCTAGGAATAGATGAATGTAATTCACCTTGTACTGAAACAGGGGGGTTTGAGTGTGAATGTCATAACATAAACTGGGGAGATCCTCTTAAGAATGGAGGAATCTGTGAATACACTTACCCAGATGGTAGTATCCACGAACAATGTGTTATGAAAAGACCAGAATATGGTCTCCCCCTGCGGAGATAAAGTCCAGCTAGGGTTGATAAGCAAGCGGGAGTTTAATAAAGTCTGTCGATATAGGTTGAGGGGTTCAAACTGTCAATTATCAAGGGATTTACAAGAGGATCTTCTCTGGTTCTTGTGCTCGGGTGGCGCGAGAGAAGGAGGGGGGTCCATGCAGTGGGGATGTACTTACGATGAAAGATTTGATGAAAAACATCCCAATCACTACAAGAAACATTACAAAAGTGTTAGAGAAATGATACAAGAAGCTGATAAGAATTTTGAAAATTCAATGTAAGTAATTTAGTAAATAGATTTGTATAAATAGTTTTTTATGAAATCAATTAATTTATAGAATCGAGAAAATTAATGTGTTTAATTTCCCCAAAATTTTTTTCTAATCTATAGTATAAAAATATGGGAGGAGGTTTGATGCAATTAGTTGCCTATGGCGCACAAGATATTTACTTGACGGGTAATCCCCAGATCACTTTTTTCAAGGTTGTCTACCGCAGACACACCAACTTCTCTATGGAGACTATTCAGCAGACTCTCAATGGCGAGTCGACTGTTAAGGGTGGTGGTGCAAACACCACGGTCACTATTTCCCGCAATGGTGATTTAGTTCACAAGGTCTATGCCTGCTTCGATACTGCCAAGACAACTGCTCTTCAGGGTTCTAATCTCTTTGACGAGGTTGAGCTTGAGATTGGTGGTCAGAGAATTGATCGTCACTACAAGGAGTGGAATCAGGTTTGGGAGGAGCTCTCCACGGATGAGTCTAAGGCCGTTGGTCTCAAGGCTATGAAGGGTGATGTTGGTGTTGGTGCTTCTGCTGTTGGTAAGGTCCAGGTTCCTTTCAACTTCTGGTTCTGCCGTAACCCGGGTCTTGCTCTTCCATTAATTGCCCTCCAGTACCACGAGGTCAAGCTTAAGATGAAGCAGGGTTCTTCTTCAGCAATCACCACATCTGATGGTTCCACTCCATCTTTCGAGGTCTGGTGTGACTACATCTACCTTGATACCGATGAGCGCCGGCGCTTCGCCCAGGTTTCGCACGAGTATCTTATTGAGCAGCTCCAGAGAGAGGAGAAGACTACCCAGGCTTCTGGTGCATCTACTTTCAAGCTCAACTTCAACCACCCGGTTAAGGAGCTCATTTGGTCGTATGATGCCAGCGGCACGATGAACAACACTACTCTTAAGCTCAATGGTCACGACCGCTTCAACCAGCAGTCCGATGAGTCGTATTTCACTGTCAGACAGCCTTTCGATTACCACACTGCTGTCCCTCGCCCGAATTTACCGATTAGCGCAAGAATTGGATTATCTAATAATACAGTTAGCAATCTTACTTTACTTAACACCGCCGGCGATTTAGTTGCGTATACCCCAGGCGGCGCTGCCACTTCCACTCAGATAAGTATGTCTGACAGTACTAGTTTGAATGTTGACTTTGACACAGTCGGCGCAACGATCGTTGCCGGCGATACGCTTGTATTAACGGTAGTGGGCGCTGCAGTGACCGACACGGTCACTGGGATGACGATAGCGGCGGGTGATACATTTATTGCAAGTGTTGCTAGCACACCAACTAGCGACGATGTCACATTATCATCGGGATTTACCCGCACCACCGACAACGAGACAATTGCCACTATGGTGGTAGGCAGCGGCAGCAGCAAATACAATTTATATAAAGTTACTAATACTTCTCAGGGTGAGGCCCGTACTTCCAAGTACAACAAAAAGACGGCTGTCTACTCTTTTGCTCTCAAGCCGGAGGAGCACCAGCCTTCTGGCACTTGCAACTTCTCGCGTATCGACAATGCTGAGCTCACTGCTAGTTTCGCGGGTCTGGCGAGCCAGCCGGTGACGATGTATGCTGTTAACTACAATGTCCTCCGTATCATGTCTGGTATGGGTGGTCTCGCATACTCCAACTAAATAAATTATCTATTCTTTCTTGTCTATAAGATAAGATAATTATCTATTTCTAAATTTTTTTATCATTTATATGATTAAATATATGAGTTATATTTAATCATTTTTTTTTTCTATCTAATAACATAATATGGGAGGAGGATTAATGCAATTAGTCGCCTACGGCGCACAAGATATCTATCTTACAGGAAACCCTCAGATCACATTTTTCAAAACTGTCTATCGAAGACACACTAATTTTTCAATTGAAGCAATTGATCAGACTTGGGATGGCAATGATGGTTCTGATGGAAGAAGCGGTCGTTGTACAGCAATACTTTCAAGAAGCGGTGATTTAGTTCATCGAATGTATTTAGAGGTTAATGGAGGAGTTATTCAGGCAAAGGGTATTAATAATCCTGGAGCAATAGTAATTGATGAAATTGAACTTGAAATTGGTGGGCAGACAATAGATAAACAATCGGGACAATGGATGCATACTTGGTATCATTTGTCGACAGAGAATCCAAATGGTGTTTGTGGTACTTTTAGAGGAAAAGCTACCTATGACCAGACTGCATATGCTTCTTTTATTCCAAATAGTACATTGTTTCAAAGTATGTCTGGAATGGCGGGGTGTGAGGTATCAATTGGTGATGCCACATCTGGAAATCGTAGACCTATGCGAATGGACGAGGCGGAAGCAGGATATGAAGATCTTATTGTACACATTCCTCTCAATTTCTGGTTTTGTAAAAATCCCGGTTTAGCTCTTCCATTAATCGCCCTTCAATATCATGAAGTTAAGATTATATTAAATCATAGATTAGGTGAATCGGTGAATATGTATAGTAATGGTTATGACGGCTCTGAAGTAAGCTTTAATATATGGAAATCGGGAACTTCAAATACATTATGGGTTGATTACATATTCTTAGATACTGATGAGAGAAGAAGATTTGCACAAGTATCACATGAATACTTGATTGAACAAGTGCAAGAACAACATTTAAATCCCGGTAAAGCTATTACAGAATTATCTTTTAATCATCCGGTTAAAGAGTTGGTTTGGGGGATAGACAATAGAAATGTGAGAGTACAAGCATTTAGTAATGGAAGACAAAATATAGATTCTGAGAATGGTTTCGGCGCGCTGCCGGAAGGAGCATTACCAGCATATGGTAATTTGCTTGCACCGTACGCCTCCGCCAATCCGCCAGCATCAGATTTGCTCGTCGAAGTATTATCAGGAGATTATATCCTTAGATTAAATGGTCATGATAGATTTGAAAAAAGAGACGCCAAATATTTTGCTGAAACACAAATATTAGATCATCATACAGGGACAAATATCCTCGACCCCGCGGGTTCCGGAAGTCAAATATCTTCATCTCTAGGCGGGACGGGACCGCGTGAAAATGGTGATGATAGACAGGACAAAGGACACACATATCATCTTGTCGCTGGAAGTACAAATATATACTATGGAATAGGTGTTTATTCTTTCGCACTCAAACCTGAAGAACATCAGCCTTCGGGGACCTGTAATTTCTCAAGGATTGATAATGCTGAATTTGAAGCCTTTAGTGAGTTTAACCTTGCGAATGTTATTTATGCAGTGAATTATAATGTCCTTCGTATCATGTCTGGTATGGGAGGCTTAGCTTACTCTAACTAAAGGGTCAGTTCATTTGATTATTTTTTTTTTCTATACAATAACATAATATGGGAGGAGGATTAATGCAATTAGTCGCCTACGGCGCACAAGATATCTATCTTACAGGAAACCCTCAGATCACATTTTTCAAAGTAGTTTATCGAAGAC